TCTGCAGCAGCCTTCTCTTCTGCAGCAGCTTTCTCAGCAGCAGCAACCGCCGATGCAACCTTCTCTTCCGCAGCAGCCTTCTCTTCTGCAGCAGCCTTCACTTCTGCAGCAGCAACAGCAGCCTTCTCCGCGTTTAAACGGTCAATCTCTCCAATGTCTTTCTTTTTCTCATTAATAATGCTTTCATATATACCGATCGCAACGGCGTTTGATATCAAATTTTCTGAATTAACCACCGGCATATCAGGTGACTTAGTAGATAATAATTTTGTTATAGCAATGCTGGTTGCATCTCCCAACTCCTTTTCTTTTTGTACTAGGTATTTCCTTTGTTGTATCTCTGCCAATTCTTTTTCCAATCTCACACGTTTTTCCTGAAATTGAGATGCAGCATCCTCAGCTTCTAATCTGGCTTTTTCATCATTCGCTTTTTTATCCGCCATTTCTTTGGCTATTCTTGCAGCATCTTCGGCTTCTAATCTGACTTTTTCATCATTCGCCTTTTTATCCGCAATTTCTTTGGCTATTCTTGCATCCTCTGCTAAACGGTCCTGCGTTGCCTTTTCTTCAACAGCCATTTGCTCAAGTTCTCTCATTCTTTCTACTTCTATTCTAGCTTCTTCTGCTATTTTCTCCGCTTTTTTTCTATCTTCCTCCTCAACTAATTTCTGCGCTTCTATTCTAGCTGCCTCTGCTATTTTCTCAGCTTCTATTCTCGCTGCCTCTGCTCTACGTTCCTCTTCTGCTAATCTGTTAGCTGCTTCAAGTTCGTCTTTTGCTAATTTGTCGGCGGCGATGCGTTCCTCTTCGGCTCTACGTTCCTCTTCGGCTCTACGTTCCTCTTCCGCTAATCTGTCGGCTGCATCCCGTTCTTCTTTTGCTCTACGTTCTTCTTCTGCTAATCTTTCAGTTTCAAGCTTAGCTTTTTTTTCAGCAGCATCCAATCGGGCGATTTCTTCTTTCTTCAATCGTTCCTTATCATCATCAACCTTTTTTTCGTCTAAACGTATTTTCAAATTATTTATCAAGTCCAATAATTTTATTTTTAACTCATTCTCTTTTTTCTTAACCGATTCTGGCTTTTTATAGGTATTTAATTTATCAACAGTTTCTTGTATTTTTTTTTTCAAGAGATCAGCTAATTTTGGGTTATTTGACATATGACTTTATTAAATATATTATTATACATAATAAAGATATTTTTTTGCATGTTTATACTATTGGTTACTTTTTCTTAAGACTTTGATTACGAATATTGCGATTTTTACGACTATATTTGCCACCAGTTCTTACTTTTTCATCAGCATATAATTTTTTCATATTAAAAGCATTTTTATATTCGTTAAGTTTATCCGGTATATTTTCACCATTACATACAGTTGCAACTGCATTTAATTTGGACATTCTATCAATAAACTCAACTGTTCCAATAGAAGAAATTGCATTACTGTTATCAACAATGTTCAAAAAATCAATAATATACTTTTTTACCTTTTCCTGGTTAGTTACGAAAGCTTCATAATCTTGCTTAAATATATCTTGCTTATCTTTTCGTTTATTACTTAATGCCATAAGTTCATTGATATTTATATTTTCCGGACCATTTTTTTCTTCTGATAATGTTTTCATGGTTTCATCTAAAAGCATTTCAGCATTTTCAATATCATTAATAAAAGCATTTAATTCTTGTTTATCTTCACGTAAATAATGAATATTTCTATCGATTGTCATAAAAACGTTTCGCATGTGAGTATTCTCATATAAACTATAATATTCTATATAACTTTTGATATTAGCGTCAAGATACATTTTAATCTCTTGAAATTTTTGTTCATCTGATGATACAGTATCCTCTAATATGTATTTAACACTTTGCTCTACAATATTTGCTTTTTTCAATAATTCGTAATTTTTTATACCGGTTTCTTGCCATTTTTGCACTATAGAAAGTCTTATTTTTTCTATTTCCAAAAGTTCTTTTAAATGCGTATAATGTTGAATTATGATTTTATTATCTTCATCCCTTCCTCCTCCTGAAATTCCTGATTTATTAGTGTTAAATATAGTATGCATATGTATTATTTCATATATAAATTTAAATAGATCATACGATAATGGAATATTTGCATCTTTATACAGAGGCTTTCCGTCTTTTATATCTTTAAAAGTTTTGTATAGTATAGGTTTGCTCTCAAAAGGTGTCATTGTAATATTTCTTAAATCATTTACTCTATTTTTCCTCTCTCCACTTTCTGTTTCATACACATACTTTGATTCAATATTATGCAATAATTGTTTAGATTCTTTTAAGAATTGTGCAGCATCTTTATCAAAAATGTCTCCAAAATACATTATTCGTTTTAAATTATTTATATCTATATAAGGAACCGGAGGAGGGTTATTGGCTTTCTTAGAAATATTTAATACACAAAAAATACATACCATCAAATCTGAATACATTATATTTTTATTTTCTTCAGCATCTTTAATCTTGAAATAATTATTATTGCTCAAATAGTTAAATATCTGGTCAAATATAACACTTTGACCTTGTGCATTTTTATTTTCACCTATTTTATCAAATGAAAAACAATTTTCGTGATTAGGGCAATACTGGTCAAAACAGATATCAATATAATTTGGTACAATTTCAAGAGCATCTTTATTTTTCACATATAACATTTCTCTTATTACATTACGGACTTGCTTTAATGAATCATTAATAAAAAAACCTTCTGTTCTACGATTATCACAAACAGTTTCGGATAATTCCAATTTTTCGGTTCTAACATACTCCATATCTCTGATAAATTTTATTAAGTCGCTATCTGAATCATCATCTGGAAACAACACAACAAACATTTTTTTTAAGCTGTCGTCCATTATTTTTTTGGGGGGTATTGTTAAAATATTTGATAGGTTTTTACATTCTTCCGGTAAGTGTATCATATAGTCATTGAATAAGTCACAAACACCCGATTCTTTTAGATAATCATTAAATGATGTTAGCTGATGTTTTATACTTTCATAAATATCACATAATTCAGCGACAATATTGTCATAGTTGCGTTGAACCTCCATAAAATCTTTATTTAAATTTCTGATTTCAGTATCCGCATATGATACATTAGATGGACTATAATTAAACTTACCATCTTTTCCAATCACACTTTTTCTATTCTTTATATTTGTTTCAAAGCTATATGGTTGCAATAATTTTACATTTTTTTCATCTCTCACAACCACTTTTGAAATACCCAAATGTTCAACAAGGCGAACCCTATATCGTTCGGGAGCATTTCTATAATCAGTATCATGTGTATTTGTCATAATTTTTTCAAAAGCATTTCGTAGTTGAGTCAAATTATCAATCTTAGCTTTATTAGGATTATTTTGTAACTGCCGATCTAAAGTACTTGCTTGCATAAGTTTTTCATAAAATTTACTTACAATATCATTTTTATAATCCGTATATATCTTATCATTTATTCTACTTAAAAGACTAGAAAATAATCTATAAGCATCACGCATTTCGGTTGCCTTTATAGTTTCATTACTATAATAGTATATTAAGTTATCCTTTAATACTCTCTTATAGTCAGCTTCTGAAATCTTTATTATAAAACGACGGGTAAAATCAATAAATGATTTTAACAATGGTTTCTTTCCTTCAAAGTTTAATAATACTGGATATGCTTTCTTAAATTCATCATTTATTAATGGATTTTCAAAATCATAAATAGGGAGATTTTTTTTTTCTTTTTCTTCATCCTTTTTATTTACATCTTTCCCCCAAGAAGGCAACACATCATCGTCATCGTCATCATCATCATCATCGTCATCATCGTCATTACCACCAACGGTTTTTGGGTTGCAAGGTAATGTTTCAGAACCGATCGGATCTGGGGTATCGCCGCATTTTTCTTCCTCATAAAATAATTTGTTAGAACCTTCCTTATCTTCTTTGATGCTCATAAAATCTGTTAATACTGCGGGATTAGAACAGTCAAATACATTTTCTACACCTGCAAAATCTCCCACTATTAAATAACCTTGTTTTTCTTCCTTTACCAGTTTTACAAAAATCAAGGAATGACTACGAGAACTATTTGGATTATTCGTAGTTGCTTTTACATGACGATCTGTATCTATTAAATGAATCATTACTTTACCAATTTGGTCTCCCTTCTGAAAATTAGCATCAGATATATCATTACAATTACCTTTTTCTGTTTCCTTATATATACGATAAATATGGTGATTTTTATGTGTATAATTTTGACTTAAAACAAAACCACTTTCTTTATCATACTCAAACATGGCGTTCTCGCAATCAGTATTAATAGGTTCTAATGTGTGATTTTTATCCGTTCCTGAATTATAAAATTCACGATATTCTATTTCTATATTGCTATATGCTCCTTCTTTACCAAGTTGATTACACAATTGAATTAATATGCCATCTTTTTCAGCATCAGTATTGCCCTTATTGAAATAAATTAACGAACTTGTTTTTCCAGCCCCACTTGCACCATAACCTAAAATAAATACGGGTTTTGGGTTATCAGTTTTTAATTCGGTTTTGACTAATTCCATTTCACTTGCAATATCATCATTTTTTTTATCAGGACCAAAAACCTTTGTAAATTCACCAAAGACATACTCGTGATCATAAGGTTGTCCCGTTTTTCGTTTCATATCAACTGTACCAACTGGTTCAAATCCGCGATTCAATATTTCTTTAGTTGGTTGCAAATTATCACCAATTTGTTCGTAATACTGTTCATTGTCATCGTTATATTTAATCAAAAGATGCTTTGCTGCTTTATTTGTATCTGGTATCATAATATCAAATCTACGATTGTACATTTTTAAATTGTGCTCATCATTTCTAATCTTTAAAAATGTCATAACTTGAGTTTTCATCCTAGTGCGAATAGATTGATTAATCTTTATTTGTACATCCTTTTTGCTTAATATATCAAACAAGGTAGCATTTTCTTCGTATTTTGTTTCAAATAATGTGTTCAATGCATTATATCTTTTTTCTATATGTTCAAAAATGAAATTCATAACATCGGGTATGAAATCATAGCGTTCAGATAAAATAGCATATTTCTTGTGTTTCAAAGGAAAAAGGAAATTATTTGCAAAATTTTTTGTACTAATTAAATGCAGATCTTCTTTTGTTTTTGAAAAAAACTGAGTTATTTTATCAAAAGTCATATCTCCTTTTTCAATGTCTTTGTCAAATAGGAAATTCAATATTTGCTTATGAATATCTTTATCAGTTTTATACTTTTCAAAATTTAAGTTCATATTTATTACATTAGGTAACTGTTTCATAATCTTATCAGCACTGGTAGTTGGTAATATTTTATTCTTAGCAATATCCGCTTCGCTAAGTGAAATGAACTTTTTAAATACTGGAACGTTTAATAGTTCATTCACCACCCTAATAAAAATACTTAATAAAGATAGGAAGGATTGTTCCTTAACTTTTTCAATTGGTTTGCTACCACCAGTAGTAATGCCTTTCACTTGATAATAACGGCCAATGTTTTCTTTCATAGTTTTAAATTTATCCACCAATGATCCAAATTCGCCAGTGTCATCGTCCAATTTTATAGACATAAAATCGTTTATTGACTTTAATTCAAAAATATTCTCTGTTGCGATAGAATCATTATTTATTGATACAAAGTTGTTAGTTACATATACTTTATCTATATCAGTTCCGCCATATGGTAATAATAATATTAAATCATGTGAAGCAGTTATCTCTGAAATCTGGTCTGGTTCAAGTTGTGCAACTTCATTTACTATGTCAAAAAAATTATTCATCTTCAACGACATTTTTTTTTGCGCGTCGTCTAACGTTAATTCATCATCATAATATATCACATATTTGATCTCAGGTGTTGTTAATTCTTTATCAAGACCTATTACAAATAACTGTTTGTTACTACTCATTTGACTATACTATAATATATGTTCATTTTTTATATTTTCACAAATACAACATAATATTTGTAAAATTATGTAAAAACATCGTGTATAAAATATACAAAATATATAAAGAGAATGGAATTATCACCTAAAGAATATTGTATATTTATCGCTTCACATATGAAACACAATGCCAGATTACAGTATCTATTGGAATGTTTAAAATCACTTATATCTCAAACCGTCCAAATTCCTATTTACCTTTCCATCTCTTTTGATTCAAACGATGTTCAATCATATTGCATGGATAGATTAATAAACGAGCATGATATAAGTAATTGTGGTTTCCTAAATATATGCGAACGAGGTCAGCCAACGTCGCAGATGCAACATTTCAACTTATTATCTAAAGAGTATGGCGAATTGCATAAATGGATAATGTTTTGTGATGATGATGATACGTATCAACCAAACAGAACATTGCACATTGCAACTATTATTACTAATACACAAAAACAAATTGACGAAAACAATGTTGGCTTATCTTTAGCCGGATTATATGAATCCAGTTCAAATAAAGATCATAGGCAACATCGCCACGAATATTGGTGTTATTGTGTAAATATTGTCCTTATTAAGCAGTTCATGGAGATTGTAGAGGAACATCCGATAATCTTAAATGACAAATGCTGTGATGTACTTTTCGGTGAATATTTGAGACGGAAAAATAACAATTGGATATTCATGAAACTGCCCGTACATTATTATAACTATAGAGTGGATGACAATTCAAGCTCTATTACCGGTTTTATCAAATCAAAACAATCCCTATATACAAACATAACAACGCCACCTCAAATGGATTCAAATAATTGGCAAGAATATGTATTCAATTGGAATGAACACCTACACGATAATATTGACATCTACTTACATGATACTTATTTACGTTCATTGGTTGGTTGTAACTTTGAAGAGATACTTAAATCTGAATTTTTAGCGAATTATCCTTTACTTTCATACGTAGATAAAGATCACGTTATAAAGATTAATGAAAAACATATACTTGTAAAAGCTATATGCGATCAATTGTATGACATTAAGTTGTGATAAATTTGCTGCACGGTAAAATAAATATATTGTAAAAAGTAAGATAGGCTATACCTATTTCAAAAAAAACATCATAACTTAATATATAAAACGCATCTAACCACGTACTATTCTTAATATGAAATCCGCTTAGATTCTGTATATGTACTTCCACTTTACGGAATTCTTTGTAATAAGAAACTATTGTCCATATACTACTAATATAAGTCATAGATGCAAACATATTCATTTCACGATAAAAATGGGCCGGGTTATAATATATTATTATTCCATTATATACGGCAGCCGAACTCATGAGTAATAACGAACCAGATGTATTCACTTGTCGTTTTGATAATATTTTCAGATTAGAATCTTTGCTTACCATATTTATAACCATATATGCAATCAATATATGATACATACATTGGTACATAAACGAATACAATCTATCTCCAAAATATAATCCTATTATTGTTACCACACCACCCTCTTGTATGCCCTGAAGACATATTCCTAGATATTTATTCAATACTGTTGTCTGTCCATAATATTGAATTTTCATAGGCTTGATTATTCGTATTTTTCTTACGTTCAAAAATAATTCTACAAATGTCCATATTACACTTGAACCTATCATAACTATAAAATATTCAGAATTTTGACTTGATATATAATCGTGCATGCATAGGCAACATGATAAGAATATATATATTAGTTTTTTATTTGCATCTGTAGCAAAATCTCCTGTGCGTATGATATAATATTTATTGCTCATTATCTCCATTGACAGATATACGCAAATTATATATATATTCTTTTACAATATGTTAAAAATTGACTTCATTGTAAATGCATAGTTCATCACTATATAACCACCAGATTAATTACAAATCATGTCGCAACCAAATAAACTTTCACTCAGCATTCCTCCTCCTATATACAGGGACCGTTTTCTTGTATTTGATGTAGAAACTACTGGTCTCTTACCAAGGGGTAAAAGAAACAATGAACCTACTCCTATTAATGAATATCCTCATATCATCCAACTGAGTTTCGCCATTTATGACTATAGTCAAAAAAAAATTGTACAACAATATGATTCTTATGTTGATATTGATGATTCTATTGAAATATCCGAAACAATCACCGAACTCACTGGTATTACCAGAGAGATCTGTAAAACAAAAGGGCGCCCGATCGTTGAAATATTAGAAAAATTCTACGAAGCATATATGTTTTGTCAGATACTCGTTGCTCATAACATGGATTTTGATGAAAAAATGATATTAATTGAAATTGAACGAAATCGTCCTTATATTATGGATCACAAGCCTCACTGTTTTATGACCTTCAATTCCATGTATGAAAAAGTACATGGAATTGAACGATTTTGTACTATGAAAAACGGCATTGATGTATGCAATATTTTGGTAGAATCTAAGTTTCCTGGCAGATCGCCACGTAAAAAATGGCCAAAGTTGATTGAACTTCATTCAAAATTATTTGGAGAAAAATCTGTAAATGGATTACATAATTCTATGATTGATGTATTAGTATGTCTGTCCTGCTACTTAAAAATGCGTCATCATTATCAGGACGAAATCCTACAAAAAATGATTCTATAATTTTATAGAATAAGTTAAAACCTTCTTTTGAATGTTTTTTCTTTTGTTTGAAGTAAATGAAAACAAATTATGATGTATTGACGCAACCTATCTAAAATCGGGGTTCCATTTTTTACAACCATTACAAATATTTTGAATATGAATATTGTTTATTTCTTTTGTAGGCATTATACTTGCGTGTTCAAAATCAATTATCCCCACATTTCCATCGCAATCTTCTATAAAATTATAACCCGTTAAATCTGGGAATTCAATATTATGTAATACTAAATTGCGCACTATTTTAACGACTTGATCAAACAATTTATTCGGTATATCAGTTGCATTTTCTCCATAATTATCTGATAAATTATGATTACCTATTTTGTACATTACCATTGTTTTACTGTCGTCGTTATATTCTACAATTTCTGGCGTGTTTACAATATTTAGATTGTACACGTATTTTTGCATAAAATATTCTTTATGGCTCACATTTTGTTTTACATAATATGTATCGGGGTTTGTGAAATATTTTTCCATTGGCGTGTTACAGTCTTGAATATGTAAAATTATAACAAACTATTTAAGTCGTTTCAATGGTTGTTATCTAACGTATAAAATCAATAGTAGGTAAAATTCATACTATTGATTATAAAATTTTTGCGGTTGAATATTCAAGGGTGTAAATCACCAAAGGTGTATTAGGCCGAACACATTTCACATATTTCTTCTTCTGTTTCTTCTGCTAAATTGGTAGTAGTTAATTTTTCGGGCTCAATTGTAAATTGTTGTGCTTGATGTCTGGCACGTCTTCTTAAATAATAAATACCGGTCTTTAATCCCTTTGACCACGAATAAAAATGCATAGATGTCAAGTTAGAATAATTCGGATCTTCCAACCACAAATTCAAACTCTGGCTCTGGCATACATATGCCCCCCTATCAGCAGCCATGTCAATCAAGTTGCGCATTGGTATTTCCCATACTGTCTTGTACTTTTCGCGAATTTCTTCAGGTATCATTTCTAAATGTTGAATAGATCCATTGTTTGCAATAATATTGTTTTTGATTTTATCGTTCCACATATCTATTTTTAACAAATCTTGCATTAAATATTTGTTTGCTAAAATAAACTCTCCAGCAATCGTGCGACGATTGTAAATGTTACTTGTAATCGGTTCTATGCATTCATTAAAACCCAGAATCTGGGATGTTGATGCGGTTGGCATGGGTGCTACCAATAAAGAATTGCGCATACCATATTGTATGATTTCTTCTTTCAATGCATTCCAGTCATAGCGATCGCTTGGCTGAACGTTCCACATATCAAATTGCAATTCCCCAGCTGAAGCGGGGGATCCTTCAAACGTAGAATAGGCACCTCTATATTGTGAATGTAAATTTGGCATTTCATATTCATTCAATAATCCACGCAATTTGACATCTTCCTCCATATCTAACTGTCCCGCAAAATTATCATCATCTTTGAGTGGCTGCAGTTGATGAAACCTTTCTTTGGCGATTTCACAACTTTGCTCAACTGACGCATGATATATAGTTTCAAATATCTGCTTGTTTAGTGATTTTGCTTCTTCAGATGCAAACGATAAATTCATTTGCATAAATACATCTGCCAATCCTTGCACACCTATACCAATTGGACGGTGGCGCATGTTACTACGCCTTGTCTTATCGGTTGGATAAAAATTCACATCTATTATACGATTTAAATTAAATGTTACTACTTTCGCTACTCTATGTAATTCATCATAGTCATAATACATTTCACCACTTTCTGGTTTTCTTATAAATGATGGTAACGCGATACTTGCCAAATTGCAAACTGCCGACTCTTTCTCGTCTGAATATTCTATAATTTCGGAACATAAATTACTGGATTTAATCGTACCAAGGTTCTTTTGGTTGGATTTGCGATTGGCAGCGTCTTTATAAACCAAATAAGGCGTGCCCGTTTCCATCTGAGCATCCAATATTTGAAACCACAAATCACGGGCTTTCATTGTTTTGCGGCCCTTTCCACCAGATTCATACCTTGTATATAATTCTACAAATGCATCTCCATATACATCCGCCAATCCTGGACACTCGTCTGGACACATCAATGTCCAATTACCGTCGTTTTTCATTCTCTCCATAAAAAGGTCTGGCATCCATATTGCGTAAAACAAATCACGTGCCTTCATCTCCTCATCACCATGATTTTTGCGAAGTTGTAAAAAATGTTCTATATCCGCATGCCATGGTTCCAAATAAATTGCAAAACTTCCGTTTCGTTTCCCTCCTCCCTGATCCACATACTTCGCTGTATTATTAAATACTTTTAACATCGGAACAATTCCATTGGATGACCCATTTGTACCACGAATATGACTACCCGATGCACGCACATTATGAATATGCAAACCAATTCCTCCCGCCCATTTAGAAATTAACGCACAATCCTTCAATGTGTTGTAAATTCCATCAATACTATCATTCTCCATTGCAATCAAATAACAAGAAGACAATTGTGGGTGAGGCGTTCCCGCATTAAATAATGTAGGAGTTGCGTGGGTAAATTTCTTTTGAGACATCAAGTCATATGTTTCACGCACACGCTTTAAATCATTGCCATGAATTCCCAAGCTAACGCGCATCCACATGTGCTGGGGTCTTTCTATTGCCACATTATCTACATTATCTACACGCATTAAATACGCGCGTTCTAGTGTTTTAAAACCAAAATATTCTATTAAATAATCACGATCATAATTTATCATATCTTCTATTTCTTTTTGATTATCAACAACTATATCATGCAATTCTTTTGTAATAAGAGGAGAATGTTTATCGTGCTTATCTGTATATCCATACAATTTACTAATTACGGACATAAACGTAGATTCTGTATTTTTATGATGGTTTGAAATAGTAATACGCCCCGCCAACGTATTGTAATCAGGGTGGATTGAAGACATTGATGCACATTGTTCTGCTGACAATTCATCTATTTTTCTTGTTGAAATACCCGAATAAAGCTGATCAATCACTTTCATAACCAGAGTTGTGTAATTTATTTTTATATTGGCTTCTTGCCCCAACCGTTTGATACGAGTCAATATTTTATCAAACGATACTATGTCTTGATTTCCATCGCGCTTTGTAACATACATTTCGTCTTCATCATTATCGAAGCTGGACATACTATACTATAAACTATGATAAAATATCTATATTGTTTTTCTTACATATATCTCACCTACACTGTTTTGACAAAATAAGTAATTCATACTACTGATTTTGCTTTATATATGCATTTAATAATTTTGTTTATTAAATCTCATCTGAACCTGGCTATTATTATATCCACATTTTCTATAGAATTGGACGTTATTAAAGTTGCAGTTCAATATACATTTGTAACATTGCATTGTATGTATGCAATAGTCAGTCAAATATTCTATTAAAATCTTTCCTAAACCCAATTGTCTATATTTGTAATCTATAACTATGTCTTCTATGTGACCCACTTTTCCATAATTGTGTATTATTTTATCTTCAATGAGTATGGTACCCGTGCCTACAATTGCAGATGTATTAATGTCTTGTATGATATACACATTATGCTTTGAATGCAATGAATCTAAGAATCTTTTCGCATCTTCTTTTGTAGGGTTATGGATACTAATTTCGGATAACTGACTCAGTAAGTCATAATAATTCTTATCAATATCTTCTTTGCATATTGGTCTTATTGCAAAAGACTTTCCTGAAACGGTTAGGGCCACTGACATTCTAGATTACAAATTCCCTTATATTATATCACCATTTTCATCTAACTTGATTAAACACATATTATTTTTTTGAGAAATATTCGTAATATAAGAATTTGATAAGTCGTTCATATTTACGTCTATTTTTGGTATTCGTTTTTTTGCAGAACGATGTTCATATCCGGTTTCTCTTTCTGCTAATATAGTTTCCCAGACATCACCTAATTTACTCACTGCGGACGCAAACCATTGTCTATTTCTCTGTATCAATACGCATGAAAATTCGTCCATATACCAATAAATCGTGTTAAATAATGCACAATTCTTATTATTCAATTCCGTTTTCTTCATGTCTATCCATTCTGAAATTGTAGATTGATCGTTTTCAATGTCAAGCGGTTTATATATATAGATAGGAGCACCCGGTTTATAAAATGTGAGAGGGTCGTTTTCTAAGTTTGGTCTTTCGATAAAATGCAAAATAACTCCTTTGTATTCACGAGATATATCCCCGTAAAATTCTTCTTCTGTATTATATTCTTTAAATCTTGTCTCTACAAAGTCGCAGTATTCCAAATTACATGTTTCCATCTGCAATTGTGTCTGTATCCAGTACTCTGTCTTAGGTATTCCGGTTATCTCACGATTCACTATGTTTTTTATTTCCAACATTCTACCATATCTACCATTGTTGGGATTGACATTAATCCCATCTGGGGATGCTCCTATGTAATTATAAACTGAATGCTGCACACAACCAAATTCTTCTATGGTTGTTTGGTACATATCTTCATATACCATTGTGGTTATCGGCTCATATTTCACACCCCAGTGCATTGCTCCACTATACATTGAATTTGAGTACTGTATCGTGGATAAGTCTAGTGGCTTACATTTTTCATATATCAAACTATTGCATTGTGCTTGTGATCCAAATGCCTTCCATGCATTACTTGCACTTAATAAATTGTATCTAAATTCATACCATTCTTTTGTTCGTTGCTCTGGTTGAGGAATATTACGCAATGTCTCTATTTGTTTCTTCATTATTGTTATTTTAGTCTCGTCCATTTCATCCAACGTATCTATTGTCATAGTAAGTGTGCGTTTGGGTATATCCATTTGTTCCATTTCTAATTCAATAATTTGATCTACCAAACATTGAATCTCACTAATAATTGGATCATCTTCATTTTCAAATAAATGACCAATTGACTCATATAATATATTCATTACTTCTGTTGATATATCTTTAAAAATATTCGCATTTGATATTTTAATAACATTTTCTCTTAATAATTCTACTACCAACTCGTCTGCTAATTCGTAGATCTCCAACCAGTCTTCTTCTGTAAAATCTCCTGATATTATATCGGTTTCTATTGATGAAACACTATCTGTATCACTTGATACTACGCTTATATAATCTGAATCAGAATTATTCATAATGTACTTATACTTATATATTATTGTAGATATGTCTATATCCGTTTCGTATTATTTCATTATCTTCAATATTTTTTTCCATTGCTTCATTTGTTGCAAAGAATGATTCTTTTTTTCAATTGCATCCTTTTTTGTATAGTCAAATGTCAATAATCCGTCTTCTTCGTGTTTCAACATGCGGTTCAAGAAAATTTGACAAGTCTCCTCATATGCTTCGTCTATGTCGTCATTTTTGTTATACAAACTATATACTATAGCCCGATTGAAATCATACGCTCCGAGTAGGTCTGCTTCTCTTACTACATTATATGCGGATTGATATTTACCCATTTCTGGAAAACCATTTGTTTTTACCTTAGAGTATGACATTTTTTCTACTATATCATGTACTACGCTTATTTCTAGTTCCGACATATTATTTTCTAACAATGTATCTATTTGTTTTATACCCTCAAGTTCATTCATATATTTTTTATCACACATGTCGTGCAATGCTGCTGCCGCATATATTATTTTTTCATGGGTTTCCATTTCCGGAAAATTCTTTAGTTCTTCGCTGTATATTTTATGGGCATTATGTAATGTATCAAAACTATGCATTATTCCATGCGATTCATCTAATGAATACTTATGTGTGGTAACCATTATAAATTGTATGATGGTTTGAAAAAATTTCATTATATATATACATTATGAAATTTTTAACTATTTTAATCTATTTTTTCTTTTTGCATATCAATATCAGTGTTTTCCGGTATATGACGCTTCGGGGTCAATGATTTCAATGTAGATACACGTTTTGCGTCCATAATTTTTAATGTGAAATTTTTCGTCACTTGGTTAAAGTGCAATGCCGGAATGGATGTGATAATACGGTCGTCTTTGTTATATACCACATCCTTTGATTTATTTAGTTTGTTCTTTTCTAAACAGTTGTTGAAAAATGCATTCAATACTTTAATTTCCTTAGAATTCATATTATTCTCTTTTCCATATTTATCAGCATACTCTTGTAATTTCTGTCTTCGTATAGTCTTATCCAGTTTTATCCAAACTTCTCCTTTATTCCTTACTTTTTCCTTTTCCAATAATTCATCTAAGTCTTTGAGGTCTATTTTAGAAGCAGCATTCATTATTCTAGTTCTATCTTTATATAGTATTTACAAAGATAGGTTTATCTCATTTTGCATATATATATATATCTATCCTCCGATTACAGACTACAGAAATCTATTTAAATCATTTTTATTTGGTCCATTTACATGAATGAATTGTGGATTCGCTCTATGGTAGTATGTTCCTTGGCGGGTACATTTTACGTCTTCTATGTCTATTCCATGTGTATTCAAAAATAACGCGTTTTCATAATCTAATTTAATTAAGTCAGGGTACTTGAAAAAGTTTTGTGTCCAAAAACGTTGATCATCATGGTTGTCGTCATATTCGTAATTTTCCATGCATTTTCGTATTGCCCATACACGACCGATAAACATACCACTATTTAAATATGGAAATTGCACATCGGTTTTTATGTATTTTACATGCTCGCCTGGATCTGGATTGCATTCAGTTTCCCCGCCAAATATGATTGGATGATTGCCATCTAAATATCGTTTAACTATGGTTTCTTGATTTCCAGCATAAATTACATCATATGCATCTGTAAATAGTATAATATCATCGGGGGCAATCGTAGATTGACTAACATAATTATACACTTCACGCAATTTTACACCAAAGTTACCGGTTGCATTCCAACCTATGTCACGTTTTTCACTCAGGCCTAAGATTGTAATATCTTCTCCGTTCTGTTTGACTCTCTGAAATAAATTTTTTAATATAGGATGTGGATTTGTAGCTACTGTTATGTAACGTATTGTTGGAATATCCATACTTTAGATATTATATAGAATTATGTATAACTTATTTACGCATATAATATATATTGTCTGCCAATCATGGGAGGAATCTATTTTTTTTTTCTGATTGCATTTGATCGTTTTTTATGGAATTATTTTAGAATTACCATTTGATTTCACCGACTTAGAAGAAAAGACAGTACTTACATCGCATTCATAATTGATCAATGCGATATAAGATATATTATTTTTTCGTTACCAATCTCCCCAATGCGTTGCCAACCAGTCCGCCCACAATTGTCCAAGTGATGATATGTCCATATTTAACAAAAAATACGTTTCCATATGTCACGTTACTCATCATTTGACGAGACACTCCATTGAAATACATAGGGACACCCCCAGACAATCCGCCCATTATCGTAAAGGCTGATATATACATGATAGTTATGTTAGTATTCCTTATTTGTGTTTATGTCCTTTTGTAGTTGTTCAAAAAGTTTCTAATGTGCGTAAAATTGAATTATTGTATGTATTTATATTTATAAGCAGTGAAATTATAACAATAACAAGCAGAGCAAAATGAGCATTTCAGAAATCAAGACAGAGTTGGTAAATAGCATCAAGGGGATCGATATGGAGATTGCAGCTATTCGACGCAAATTTAATAGTGAATTGCCTCATATCAAACCGCAAAGAGAACTAAATGAGGAAGTGGGTGATTTTGTATATTTAGACGATAATGACCGGTTATCTGAAATATTGAATAAAGTGCCTGAGTTAAAAGACATTAACGTAAATAATATCAAACTCGTGTGTTGGGTTTGGTCCAATACACACAATCAATATTACACTATTGATCTAGATTATGCGCCTACCATGGCATATAGATATAACTTGATTATTGGTGGGAAAAATCATGGAGACCTTGTTGTGAATGGTCATCACCACGATAATGCGAATAATTTTGATATTGTTTATAAACTACATGGGTATTTATCCAATGAATATGATACACATACAAGTGACATTCGAGAAATGATTACAGATTACTTTGACTATTATGATCCAATCAAAAAAGAAAATCAAAGAAAAATAGCCGATTTTGATAGATATATCCGTAACCACCGCGTAAAAATGATTACAGAAGTGTATAAAACACTTGCGAATAGTTATTCATTTATAATTGGTTACACTAAAAATGGAACCAAGTTATATGATGTAATGATGAGACACAGCGGGGTATTATTGGACGAAACCATTCGGGAATTGAATAGACCAAATATTGACCCCGAATATTTGACGTTATGTAGAGAATTAAATGAGTTAATTACCAGTGTAACAAGTGACATGACCGAATGGTACGAAAATGTAGATAAATGCATATATCGTATTGCGAATGATAAGGTAGTAAACGATGTTCGTCATCATATTTTAAGTTTTGTATAAGTGTAACATCATAAAAAGTAGTCATTTCTATTTTTTATGATAGGATATTGGGTATGTGTTTATGAGGCAAGTCTCAGGCCACCAATCAGATTGGCACCCAGACCGAAACCTGCTTCAATTAGCTCACTATGTAACCTTTGAT